ATATCCATTGACTATTTTTTACGTCTACTAATTTAGTACGAACCTGTTTAGATGCGTCCATAAGTATATTATCTCTCATATTATAGTGCATATCATATAGATGTAAACTGCCTGCTTGGTGGTAGTATGAACCTAGCTCTAGGTCTGGATATATTTCTTTTAGTTCATTTAGCATGAGTTGCTGAAAGAGTGCAAAATTAAATATGTCGTTACACATACCAAATATAATATCATTACTTCTCATGTTAACGCCTAAGTGTAATTTATTATCTCGAATAAATACTTGAAGATATTGTGTGCATGGAATATCATGCCAATTTTTAGTTTTATGGTATGGCTGACCTATAACTATTGTACATCGCCTAGAGTCTTTATCTTTTTTTAATTCTTGTTTAATCCAATTCCATTGTTCTCCAAGAATAAAGCTTCCATAATTAGACTCTACTTCATTTTGCCCATCTTGTATCCTAAGCCAGATACTTGCGCACTTGCCAATATTATCTACTCTTTTATTTCTAGATAAATACCATAAAAATTCCATTATAGCATAGTTTGTATTAAATTTTCTAGATGGAAAACCTATACCTAATTTTGTAGGATCTGTTAATTCAAAAGATCTAAAAAGTAATTCTGTTTGGTTGGTTCCATTACTACTAACATCTTTACCAAAGTAGGTAAGTGCTTGTAATTCCGATAAAAATAGCTCATGTAAGCTGTCAAATTTGTTCATATAACCCTTTTATTTTTTTATATAACTAATATAATAAAAATAAATGAGACTATAAAACTTTTTTATGATTATTTTTGTTTAATGTATAAAATTCTTGAAGTTGTTGGGCTCTATGATATATTGTTTCTAGTGTTGTATTTTCATTCCATTCTGAAAATTTGCCAACTAAATCTATTCCCATTATTTTTTTTATTAATAAATTATCTGTTATTTGAGTAGACTCTGCATAATCTATAATTTTATTTCCTTCTATATTTTTATCGTATATGTTTCTCATTGATTCATATATTATTTTTGTACCAATATACGTTTTTCTAAAGTAAGTTTTTCCAGTTGCTAATACTTGCTTATATAATTTTGATAATGTTTTATCTTCTGCTGAATCTAGATTACATGTGTATATAAATTTATCTACATGTGGTAAATTAAATCCTTCTAAATTATAGTTTTCAACAACAGATCTTCTTAGTTTTCCGCTTGATTCTAAATCTATTAAATCAACTAAATTTATTGTTGACAATATTTTATTAAATTTTAATACTTCTTCACCTATATTAATGCCCTCGTTTAAGTCTATACTGGTTATTGTTTTATCTATTATTCTTTTATTTACACTTTCTTTAATTTTTTTAAAAAATAAATCATAGCTTTCTTCCGGACCACTATTATTTATACTAATATATTTTACATATTTTTCAAAGGTATTATAATATGAAGTTTCTACAGTTGTTTTTCCTCTAGTATATAAGGAGTATAAATTTTTAAAATTTTTTGGAACAACACTTGTACATTTTCCACGATCATCATAAAACCTCTGAAATTCTGATATTGAAACACTATCAAATTCTTGTTTAACTATTTCTAGTAATGCAACCGGTATTATTTTATATCCTGCAGGATAGTCTGATTCTTCAAGGGTTTTGTGTAGTATTAATTTTGTATTTTTTAATAGATATGCTAAAAAATATGAAGTGGGGTTATTTCCTAATATATAATCCATACTATAGGTCAGCGCTTCCATAACTTTGAGATACAAACATTATACTCATACTAGCATATCTTCTAAAATCAGGCCTGTTTAAAGCCGATGCAGTTACCATAAATTCTACAGATGCAGAGAAAAAATTGTCCTCGTGGCCACCATAAAATCCTCCCTTATTTGGTCCACTAGCTATACTACCAGGATCAGTACCCCAACCGTTTGGCCAGCCATCTATGTTTTGTGATACACCATCTTTAGTTGTATTTCTAATTGGAGGAAAATATGTTGGTGATTCATAATGGCTCCATGGTGCCCAAGTATCTGCAAATACTCCCCAAACATCTGGGTTTAAAGAGTCGTCTACTCTTTCATTTCCAGCTGCGTCATATCCCATAATTAATCTAGCATTCCATGTAAACTGTATACCCTGTGGAGAACCATACATTGATAATAGTCCATTATGGGAACTAAATGCATTATTACCACCATTTCTTACTGGAGTAGTTGTTAACGCTACACCATATGAACTAGTTACCATACCTGATCCTGACCAAAATGGTGGCTGGGTAGCTTGTTCGTATATGTTGGCAGAAGAAGTTTCTATAAATGGCCAATGTGCACCTCCTCCTATTATTGGTGAGGCTGCTGAACAAGAATTTGGGTGTGTTTCCCAAGAATATCTTGGGGCTAGTGATGAAGCAGAATTGGCCCAATCAACTACTGGTGTCCAATTAACATTTGTTCCACCGTAAGGATTATCACATGGTTGTATACTTGTAGTTATATATGGGGCTGCTCCACCTAACATTACAGTTTTACTTGGTACAGGACCAAATGATCCTTCCAATGTTATAACTGATGAAGCAGTTGTTTTGGTTTTAAAAGACCCACTTTGAAAACTTAAGGCTGTTACATTTGCTGCCTTTATCATTTGGGCTCCAGTATGTGGATCAGTTACATAATGGGCATTAGGATGACTATGAAATTGTATATTAAAGTCTTGTAATGGTATTAATGCAACTAAGTCTGCTGTTGTTTCAGTATTACAAATTCCCATTTCTCCTGCTACATTAAAACTCATAGATATTGGTACACCATAACTACTAGAAAATTCAGATCTAAAGTATAGCTTAGAAGAAGTATATGAACCAAAGTTTGATATATTAGCAGTATTGATTACATCTTCAGAATGGCTAAATGCTGAATTTGTTGCATTGAAAAGAAAAATCGAATTAGAATTATGTATTATTCTATTAAATGTATCAGGATTAGACGGTGAACCTGATCCAAATCCCATAACAACACCTCTTAAGTCATTACCTGTTTTATACCCTCTAGCTTCATTGTTAAATACAGACAAAGTAACCATAGAATTAATTGCTAATCCAGGTACTAATAAGTCAAAAGATCTACTAATAAATTTATCATCATGAGGACAACATCCTGCTCCTCCAATATAAAATGTTTTATAATTAGTGTCATTAACAGCCTGATAAGACTTAGTGTCTGGCATAATAAATGATCCAATACCTGGATAATCATCAACAGTTACTGATTGTGTTCTTGTTGCTCCACAATTTACGTTTATAGTTTCTCCAGATGAAAATGTATGTGAACTTTGGCTATATTCTGTCCATAGATATGTACAAGTACTTCCTGGAGCTTGAGTTATTGGGGATAAATAATTGCTAGGGTTTTCTATAAATGGGTATCCTGGAAATATTCCAGGTGTTGGAGGGTCTACATGTGTCCAATATCCAGAGTGTGAATTGTTTGGACCACCCAATTTTATACCCGTTCCCTCACCATGAACAGGGGCACAATAGTTTATAGACTCTCCTCCTGGAATTGTCCAATCTGGATCATCTAAAGAATGAGAAACCATTTTTACAAATACAGTGTCAGTAAAAGAACATCCACTTTGACTAATTGCCAAGCTCATAGTATACATTCCACAAAAATTAGGGTCATTCAAATATAATTCTGTTTGGAGTGAGTGAGAATCAGTCACTGTATTTTTACCAAAATATAATTTGTTAGCAATTGCCGTAGAAAATGAGCCATGATTTAGGTCTGAAATAATTGTTCCATCATTTAATGTTGCTCCTGATATACTCCAAGTAGGTTGTCCTAAAGTAGGAAAATTAAATATTGGACCTAAAGCTGAAAGAGCCATTGTTGGATAACACTGTACAGTATTTGATTTTCCAGCCGATATACCTGGATTAGATACTAGTGTAATTGTTCCTGAAATATCAGAACAGCAACCAGGAGTTGGTGTAATTGTAGGGTTTAGGGGTGCACTAAAACTTGGACTATTTGATGCCGAATTTATACATAAGCTATTTGATACTGATGCGGTAAAATGAATATCGAAGACGCCTTCTTGATATGTTGTTGAGTCTGGTCTAAATATGTCATAAGGTACCGAAGGGTTGTTTGTATTTAATACAAATACTCCTGCACTACCAGTTGGGGTAACTCCTCCGCCAAATCTATAACCAGGATTATTGGCTGCCGGTATCCAAGTATTAATAGCTGCTGACTCTGCACCTGTTGCAAAAGTAAAACTATGTGGATATGTACCAGGAAGACTACCAGAAAAGTCTATAAATGCCAAGTTTGGAATTGCAACTATTAAATTTCCAATGGCGTTTATTGCATTACCTGCAGGAGCCGTGTTTATTTTATTTGCTAAGTTTATTACAGTATCGTTTACATTAGATGATGTATAGTACCAATACTCTGGATTAATTGGATTAAGAGTATTATCTTGGTTAAGACTATTTGTTCCTTGTGCTCTAAATTGATAGGTAACTCCATTATTTGCAACTATATTAAATGATCCTTGATGGGCAAAAACTCCAGTATTTGAAGCTGTTATTTGTGGGCCTGAACCTGTTGCTTCGTAGCTCATTGAAATTGAAGCAGATGCAAAGTGTCCTCCTCCAGTTTCTAAAGCATATGTTATTGTATCATAATTTTCTATACCTAGAGTTGATAAAGGAAATTCAAAACCTGGTGTTAATTGGCAAGCAGTATTATCTGCTGATGTAGAATATGGTTGTTTATTTAATTGAATAAATGCACAACAAGAACTTGTTGCAAATAATCCACCATCAAGTTCGATTGCTTCCTCATAACAAACATTTAATTCTTGTGGTAATTTATACTCAAATGCTTTAGAGTGGGTATCTGATATTATTTCTGCATTAGATGAAGAGTTAAACCAAGATAGGGTCATGTGGGTTGGTGCTGGTATCATTGTACCAGAAACAAATGATCTTTTGAGATTGTTTAGAGCTGGATTTGGGTATGGATTATGTGTAAATGGATCAACTACTTCTGGATTATTTATCCTAAAACCAGTATTACCTCCATGTCCTATGGCAACTGAGTCTTCGTGGTTTATTCTAAATACTACCCATGACTCCAATGGAGTAGATGCATTATAGTTTGGTCTAGGACCTGGATTTATAGAATGGAATGTTAATTTTCCATTTCTTGCAGATGCAGTTACTTCATAAAACCATCTACTATGAGATGGGTGTAAATGTGCATCATTAATTGCATTTGCTAGATTTTGGGCTGACGCGGTAACATTTGCACCAATTTGACCAATTATATGCGTAGGCATAATTCCGTAATTTATACAACTGGTATATTGGTATGGCGGTGCAGACGATGTTAATCCTATTTGAACCCAATACTCATCTTGACCTACTGAAGGGGCAGATGATCCTAAAAGCGAACCAGAATTAGATACCCAGTCTGCTTGGTGTGTTGGACGAGGATTAGGTTTAGGATCAAAGTAAATATAATCCATTTGATTACTTGGACCAACCTTTCCTCCAGCTGGCCACTGGGATGCAGAATCATGCATGTCAATTAAATCTAAAGTATATGAAGCTGTTCCTTCTCCTGTTCCATCACCAAGCTGCATTGCAAAATTACCACTTTGAGTATATCCAAATGGTTGTTGGGCGCCTTGTGAATATATAAAATTAGAACTTAATATTTCAGCACCAGTATTTGAATCGGATACTGTCCATTCTTTGTGGGTTCCTGTATCTGATCCAGAAAATCTTAATTCTATAGATTCAGAAACACAAAAAGAAGTACTACTTTCACAAGGATACTCAAATATCGTTGCATCCGGACCACATGAACATAATTCCCCAGTAAACCCTTTTAACACTATTCCATTTTTTAATTGGTAACTATTTGTTCCACCAACTGTAAAATCTACTGAGACGCCATTAGAGTCACATCTCCAATTATCAAAATCATCACTATATACTCCTCCATCATTATAGCCATGTCTAGCTCCACCAAATTCTGTAGGTACTCCTGCACCTCCAGCTATAACATTACTTAAACCTAGATTTGTTATATTGTATATTGGCGTAGATCCAGTCATTTCTGTTTGTGAAATGGTTACTGTTCTACCAAAATTTCCACCCCTTATTGCTTTAAGTTTTCCTGCATGGCCGTTTGCACTATTTACAGCATCTGTAAAATTTTCAGCTAGGGATGAACTTTTGTGAGTATTAAATACAATTACTTCACTACCAGTTATGTGTCCATTTGATCCTTGACCAGATTGAAATGAAGATGTAATTGAATAAGTTTTACTTTCACTAAATGGATAGTTTAAAGTATAAGCATTTAATGTTACTGTTCTTTTTACAGTGTCTGTTTGATTTTTAAATACAAATGAAGCAGTTGCTGGAATATTACATAGGTGGCGATTTTCAGTTATTTTAACATGGTCATAAATATTGTCTTTCCATGCAACTAATTTTGTTCCAACTGGTAATAAATCTATAGGTTGAAACGTATTATTGTTAGTGTTTCCCCCTAGCCAAACTAAGGCTTTTTGGTCGTTTGTTGCCTCAAATTGAAAACCATCTTCTGTAGTTATTCTTCTCCTCGGCATTTCATGATGGTCTAAGCTTCCTGTTCCAACAAACATATATAATAAATCTTCACAATTATTATATCTATCTTTTGTTTGTATACTTGCAGAAATATACCTATAACTACAACTGATTACTCCACCAGAGGTCAATGGTCTCCAAGTAGGTAAACTACCAGATAAACTTTCAGATATTTGTATGGCTGTGAAGTCTCCAAACTCTGTACTAATACTTGTTGATATATCGCTTATACACATATATATAAATATAACTTTAAGACAAATTAACGACTAATCCAATCCTCTAATTCTTTAGGAGATGGAAATCTTATGTTTTTATTGCAATTACTACAAAACCATTTTGCTGTATTTTTGTCATCGAATTTAATACTTTGTTCTCGGTGGCTGCAATTGTTCTGGAAATCTTCTATTTTTTGTTGAAGTTCCTTTAGTTCCTTGTTCAACTGTTCTATCCTTTTCATGAGCTTTCTCATTCTTGATGTGTTTATACATCAATTCTTTAAGGTATAACTCTTGAATCCAATCAGGTGATTTCACAACTTCCTCCTGCACATGCTAATTCTCCTGAAAGATTTGTATTATCTTCTATTTCAATAACTCTTGATAAATCTACATCGTTTAATGACTTCATCATTTCGTCATATTTTTCTTCTGTGATATCTTCAAATGGGGCTTGTGTATATGTTCCTCCATTATAAGGTAATACTGATAAACCATTATAATGGTTTCTATTTTCCCACATCCATTCTCCAGCAAGGTCCCATTCATCTTCTTTAAGACTTATAGTTGCAGAAACATTATGGGTATTAGATCCTTTACGATGGCCAGAGGATACCCATTCAGATGCCACCCTTTTAACTCTTTCTAATGTACTAAATGGAGATTCTGTTCTAAGTATAGATCCTTCAGGAGCTTTTTGAGGCACTTGAATTACTGCTGTATCATGTGGTCTGAAATATTCGTCTTCCACTAATTCTGGATGATTTTTAATTAAGTGTTGATATATTGATTCATTTTTACCAACCCTAATTCTTCTAATATAATAATCATTATGCCATGCATGAATACCTGAACTTGTACCTAGTACTAGTGATGTTGTTCCTGCAGGTTTAACAGTTGTTGTTCTTGCTGCTTTATTTATTTCTAAAATTTTTGCAACTCTTGCATTTTCTTTTTTTACTAGCTTAGCTGATTCTGACATATCATAACCCAGTACCGTTCCACTACCAATTCCAGTCATACTAACACCAATTAGAGCTTCTTTCTCTGTTGTTTCTTGCCATACTGGTCTTAAATAATGAAAGTTTGTATATCCAGCTTGAAGTGTCCCAATAAATGCTGCAGTTTTTACTCTTTCGTTTAAATCTTCTTGTGATTCTATATTTGAAACATTTACTTCACATAAGTTACAAAATTGATGAGGTCTTAATGCTATTTCACAACAAGGATTAGTTCCCCAATCTTTATCATTATTTAGATAAATACCAGGTTCACCAGCTCCAGATAATTCTACACGTTTCCAAAGGTCCATAAAAAATCCCTTTGTTATTTTGTGCCTCATTAAGCATGCAGAGTTATTAGCTCTACCTCTTTGTGGGTTTAATTCCCACCAATTACCAGATTTACAACCTATCATTTGCTCATCATCAGCATTAAATAAACTAATAAGTGCTGCCCTTCTAATACCTCCAGCAAGAACTGCATCTGCGATATGGCATACAATATCGTGGGCTTCTAATGTAGATAGTCTTTCACCTGTTTCTTTTGCATCAAGCATTCCTGTTAGTTTAAGTATACATTCTTTAAGTGGTTGTGGACCAGGAGCTTTACCACCAGAAGTTACAAGTTGGGCACCTTTTGCCCTAATATCTGAAAAGTCGAATTCTATTCTACTTCCTCCACCATTCATATAAGATTTCATTAAAACTTTAATGGCATCTGCCCAGCCTTCAATAGAGTCTCCAATTAAAAACCTACGCTTTCTTTTAGGAAAAGGCTTATTTATAACGGGTAATTTTTCAACATGATGTCTTTGTACAGAATATCCAACACCTGTGCCACCTAACAGCAAAAACATTGTTTCACTAAATGAATCAATAGAATCTATTGGTAAATATGCACAATTATATATTCTATTTGGAGATATTTCAATTGGCTTTCCACCAAACTGGAGACTTCTCATTGAAGGAAGTACCTTTTTATCATATACTAGTTTATATTTTTCTTCTATTTCTTCCTTTAACTGTGGAAAACTCTTTTGGTGCATTTCCTTATTTCTTGTCACCAATTCTTCCCAAGACTCTCTTCTATTTAATTCAGGTAAGTACTTTGCGTACTTCATATAAACTGTAATTTCTGATAATATTTGATTTGATACTTCCATTTGTTCCCTTTATTCCTTATTGCTGTTGAAAAAAATAACTGGCTACTACACCAGTTGTACTAATAAATATAGATATATACATATATCAATTCATTTCGTCAAACTTCTTTTTCATCATTTTTCTTAAATATTCATTGTGATTATCCATTTCTTTTGTTGTTTCTTTTCCTTGTATTGATGTGTCAACATATATATCTATTTGTCCGTTAGACGCATTCATTTTACTCGGAAAAGTAATACCATCAGGACCAAATCTGTTTTTAATAACGTGCCATCTACCTGTATTTGCGAGTTTATCTTCTATTTTTCTACTTAAAGATAGTACAAAATCTGCAGTCATAATTTTACTATAAGATTCTGCAATTTTTTCTGCTCCAATAATATCATCTTCTAAGGCTGATCTATTTGCTTGAGATGCCGTCCATACAGGTATTTCATATTCACCAGCTAATCCACGTAAATCTTCATAGATATTACCAAGTTCTAATCTAACCTCTTTACCGTGGCCACGCAATAAATCTGCATAATCAACTATAATTAGATCTGGTTTTTTACCATGGGCCATACATCTTTGAATATGTGCTGATATAGTATTTACCGTTGCAGCTTTTGTTGGGTAATATTTTACTATTAAATCACCCTTAAGTGTTTCAACTTTTTTCTTAACTTCATCAATGTTATATTTTAATTCTTGTGCTTGTATTCCTGTAAATACTGAATCATATCTTAATCCTACATATGCGGCATTTAGTTCAAGCGTATAATGTATTACATTTAAGCCTGCCCTAATGGCGTTTGCGCCTACATTTACAAGAGCCCAAGATTTACCAATACCAGCAGGAGCAACCATAACACCAAGTTCTCCTTTACCTAGTCCTCCATCTGCAATATCATCAATTGCATCCCATCCTGTGGTAACTGTATTTCTAACAGATTCTAAGTATCTTTCATCTATATGTTCAGCATATTCATGTCCAACATCTTTTTCTACACCAGCCTTCATTGCATTATCAACTTTAACCTTTATAGAATCATAATCTCCCCTATTTAATAATTCAACTGATTCAATTATGGCCTTTTTTATTTCTTGGTTTTTACAAAACTCTAATGCTTTTTCTTTTACAAAATCTAAGTCTTCAGCTTCCATTTCTTTAAATGCTTCCTTTATATTGTCTGCTATGGACTTCTTAAGTAATTCATTATCCATTTCTATTATTTTAACCTTCATGGCTTCAATAGTTGGTAATGAATTATATTCTCTGTAGTAATCTTTTATTATATCAAGTATTATGATATTTGCCTCGGATTCAAAATATGAAGAATCTAATATATCTGATATCTGTTGCAAGAATAACTTATCTTTAAACAGTGCAGCTATTAACTTTATTTGAAAAGCATATCCAAAATCGCTTAGTTTATTTACCTTCATTATTTATTTCTTATTGCAAAAGCATTTAGTGTTGAAAACGTATCTTTAAGCCAAAGTTGAGGATTTTTAATATTCATATTAATAGAATCTTCTAGTAGCATTTTCATAAAATTTGGTTTTACAAGTTTAGGTATATCTTGTTTACAAATATTATTTATAGATTCTTTAGCTCTACCAGATATATCAACTTCTGTAAGTTGCATTAGTTTGTGATTTAGTTCTAACATATCTTTATTACTTAAAATATCTGCGGCTAGTTTTGTGCCATCATCTGCAGTTTTTATATGATTAAATATATCTTCTAATTCTACTTTTTTATCTTCAAATAATAAAGGTAATCTTTTTTGTAGTGTTTTTGTACCAGCACCACGTATTCCAGGTATATTATCTGAACTATCCCCAGTTAAAACCCTATACATTAAGAAGTTTTTAGAATCCATAGCAAATTCTTCTTTAATAGTATCCTTAAAGTAGAATTTTTTCTTAGTTGGAGACCATACCTGTACCCTATCATCTATGAGTTGAAGAAAATCTTTATCTGTAGACATTATAATACATTGACTTTTTGGATATACTTGTTGAGAAATATATGCCATTGAATCGTCAGCTTCTATATTTTCTATAGACATAACACTAATTGGTAACTGTTCTAAGTATTGAGATAGTCTTTGTAGTTGTTGTGCCATTGCTACTCGTTCATCATCTACACTATTAAACTCATTTATTCTTGTCATTCTATGCTTAACTCTACGTGTTGCTTTATAATCTGGAAACAATTTTCTACGTCTTTGACTTCCACCTTTACCATCAAAACATATAATAACCCTAGTTGGTTTTATATTTCTTATTGCATATCCTATAGACATTAAAAACCCCGTGATTCCACCAACATGTGTTCCATTTTCATTAACTGTTGGTACAACTACAAAGGCTCGTATAAAGGTGTTTAGACCGTCTATAATTAAAATTCGGTCATTTGCGTCTTTTGGCATTTCTTGCTTTTCCAAGTCTGCCAACATGTTTAGGTATTTTTTATTCATATAGTAATATAATCATTTTTTATTGAACCAGAAAATCTGAGGTGATTATTATCGAAAAGTTATTAACAAAAATAAAAGGCTCTCGGTCGGTTAAAACAGTCGTTATCATAGTGAGGACTTTTAACCTTAACGCTCTACACCACGGGAAGGTGGCCTTTTTTCGTAGAACAAATAAGTAATGGTGGCAAACCTGTTTTAGATCTACCACCGTTACTTAATAATAAAATTTAACCTGTTGGAGGAGTTTCGTCTGTATGTTCTAAGTCATCAATTCCAAAATTTTCTATTTTGTAATCCATTATAACTTTATCACATATCTTATTATATACTTCTTCCTTTAATGTTGGGTCAGCTTCTAACTTTCCATTCCAATCTTTTGAAAGGAATTTAATTTCTTCGCCTGAATCTCTTGTTAAAGTATACCAACTACCACCTTGTTTAATCATTCCATAGTCTTTTAGAATTCTTAACCATCCACCTAGATCATCTATTCCAGATTCAAAATAAATATCGAATTCAGAAGTTCTTAATGGTGGACCCATTCTGTTTTTAACAACTATACATTTGGTTTTAATTCCAACAACTTGGTCTTTTCCATTTACCTTTGCTTTAATTTGTCCTGCAGCCTTTAATCTTAGTCTACATGATGCATGAAATTGAAGGGCTTTTCCACCACTTGTTGTCCAAGGATCACCAAACATTACACCAAGTTTTTGACGCAATTGGTTTGTAAATATCAAAGCAATTCTTTGGCGTCCAATCATATTTGTACACTTTCTCATTGCTTTTGAAATAACAATAGCTTTTCCAGTCGACCAACCGTCTTTACTATAGTCAGCTTCTTGTTCTACTCTAGTAGTGGCAGCTGCAACTGAATCTACAACTATTGTTACCAGTCTGTCTTTGTCGCTTTCTCTAACCTTACTAATGATATTTTCAATAACTTCAAATATATCTTCAACTGTTTCTAATTGAATATATAATAGCTTTTTAGTATCAATACCTAAACACTCAAGAAATTCTTCATTTACTGCATTTTCAGTATCTATAAATACCGCCAATCCACCTTTCTTTTGTGTGTTTGCAAGTATTTGTGCAGCAACTAAAGATTTTCCTGAAGCTTCCATACCAGTTATTTCGGTAATTCTACCAACTGGAATACCACCATTAGGTCTATTAGCTATTGCAATATCAAGCATAGACGAGCCTGTTGAAATCCATTCAGTTAAATCTGTTGGTGTTTCATCGGCTCCATCAAGAAAATGTGCTACCTTGTAATCCTTAAATTTCTTGTTTAAGCTATCAGCTAATACTTCAGCTAATTTATCTCTATCTTCTCGTTTATCTACCATATCTATTAACTAAACAAATCGTCAAATGCTTTACTAATATCATCAGTTTTACCTACTTTAGCTGGTGCCTTAGTAGTTGCTGTGTCGTTATTAGTACCATTAGTTTTGTTTTCCCATGGTAAATCTCCAGCTTCTTCACCTTCACCATCTGGACTTAACCAAGTTTCTAGTGCGCCTTTTAATTCATCGTATGAAACCTTCTTGAAAATACTAAAAATTTCTTGTTGTCCACTAACAATTTTATCAGCAAGAGCTTTATCTTCAGTTGCTGGTGTTTGATTTGGTTTAACCCTAATAGAAGTTTTTGGATATGTTCCTGCACCTTCTGAAGGAGTAAATTCTACAACAATATCTCTACCATCTTTTAAGCCTGTAATATCACCATAGTCTGGATCAGAAATAAATCCTAATAATTCTGCATATACCTGTTTGCCAAATCCCCAAAATTTAACACCTTCACCTTCTTCTCCACGTACAATTACTGGTACATAAACCCTCATTTTAGGTTCTAATTTTTTAGAAAGTTTCCAATCATCTGAATTACCAGTTGATTTTAATTTTTCTGCAAATTCTACTACTGGGTCGGATTCTCCATGAGTTACTGGCGAAAGATAGTTTCTTTTACCTAAGTCATAGTGAAAAAATAATTCTAAGAACGGGTTATCCGTATCATGTTGGTAAGGTACTATTCTTACTTGATTTTTACCTGGACTTGGTTTCCATAAGCTGGAAGTCCTTGTTGTTTGAGACTGTAAGTCTCCGAGTTTTTTGCGTATTGCATCTAAGTCAATTGCCATTTTTTTTCTCCTGTTTTAATTATTATTTAGTTAATATAATAAAAATAATTTACATTATAAAACTTTTTGTAAGTTATTTTCATATTTTTTTAGGTACGATTGTACCGTTAATTCTTTTGCTTTTGCTTCTACTACAACATCAATATCTAGTCCATAGTCTTGAATTTCTTCTATAATATAGTCTGAATGTGCTTGTACTTTTATTTTGCTAACTTCTTTATGCATTTTTGCAATCGTTGGCCAGTCGTGTAGTGTATCATGTGTTATATTATTTTTAGACATTATTTCTTCCATGATTAAGGTTTGTTCTTGTCTTCTAGATTCTGAGTAGTGAGTGCATTGTTTTACATCACCCCACGTAGATGCAGCAAGCCTTAGTGCTCCTTCCTCAGAAAGACCGCCAGGACAAAACTTATGGTGATGATAATCAAAGACAATAGGTATACCTACAACACTGTATACATATTGATATAAATCCATTACAGAATACATAGAAGCTTTATCATCGTTTTCAACAGTAAGGCGGGCTTGGGCTGATGGTTGAAGACGTTTAAAGTTTTTACAGAATCTATCTAGTGCAGATGGTTTATCTCCGTATGCACCGCCTACATGAATATTTATTTTTGCAGCTGGAGATTTTGGTAAACCCATAAGATCAAGAATTTGTGCTGTTTTATCTAGCTCGTTAATAGCATTTAGTACTACTTTTTCGTTTGGAGAAGCTAAAACACAAAATTGACCTGGATGAAATGATAGTCTTTGATTGTTATCCATTGCAAGCTTACCCACAGCTTTAAGTAAAGCACATATTTCTTGATAATCTGGTAAATCTGATAGTTTATATTCAGACATCCAAGGCATCATATCACTTGACATACGATATACCTTTATATTGTTTTCATTATTCCAATTTACAATTTTTAGTAAATTAGTAATATTAATTAGTATTAGTTCAGAAGCATAGTCAATGCCTTTAGCATCGAATGTTCTTCGTATCATACTTCTATTGCATGATATGCCTTGTTCTGCAAGGGTCATATTTATACATGCGTATCCTAGTCTTTTTGCCATAGTTTAATTTTATATAGTAATATAATCATTTTGTTTCAAATAAAAAAATTCTGAGTGAAAAGTTATTAACATTATTTCCAAAATATTTGTATTGATACTAGTGTTGTTGCTAGTACTAAAGATATTGCTGTCTTTGTATTTATTCCTTCTCCCATAAAAAACCAAGTTAATAATACAAACGATATCATTCCAGTACCAAACCCTATAAATCTACCTGGCCATAAAAGTCCATCAAAATAATTTACAACATATTTTGTTGCAAAAATAAATAGATAGGAAATTATAGTTCCAAATACTACCGATAAAATTAGTGGGTTTTTGTCGAACCATTTCCATAGAAACTGTCCGTTTGTTTGAATCCAGATAAGAGTCTGGCCTGCGAAGAACAGGAGTATTGCAATTGTTAATTGATTCATTAAGTAAAATTTATTAGTTACTGTTTAATTGTTATTATATATAAATATAAACAAAATTTTTCAAATAAAAAAATCTGAGGTGTTTATTTTTTAAAAAGTTTTGCTATTTCTGTCTGTATTAGGTCAGACAATAAAGCTTTTAATTCTTCTTCGTCTTTATCCCTACGCTTTAAATGGTCATCAGGATCGTATGTTGGTTTATTCATTCCAGTATTTCTAGATAAAGTTGGCTTTTGATTTGGTGTTAAGTCTTCTTTTTTCATCGCTTTACCTTAATATAAATTACTTCATGTACAGATGTGTCTATTCTCCTAAGACCTGTATCATTTGTTAATAGTATGGAATTTCTATAGTTATCCCATTCTAATTGAAATCGTGTGTCTAGTACGCCGTTATTACATGTTTTAATACATTCATTTAACGCATTTATAGTATATAGAGTATTTGTTTGTTTTTTTCTGTGTAAGGAAATTGTATCTGGTAAGATTACAACGTCTCCACTTGAATCTATATTATATGTACACATTAATTCTCGAGTATCAGATTCATTTCTTAAAACAAATAGTTTATTATATAAAATATCGTATGCCTGTATAATCTTATCAACTGTTTTTGATAGTGTCTTTGTATTTGTGAATGTACATAAAAGTTGTGTTTTCATTATACCTCTACTTCTTCGCCTGTTTGAGCATTAGTTAAACTACCATCAGATTGTATATTATTTTCTGCAGCTTTTCCATCTCCTGTAAATGATAGTTGGCAACCTCCACCAGTTCTACCAGCTGTTCTCTTGGTTCTAAAAGTTATTGAATAATCATCTGGGTTGTTTGTTCCCTTACTAGTGACAAACTGTGGTTTATTATCCTTGTCATAGAATTGTTTATTGTGCTCTAACTCTAACAAAGTTTTATTTGTTCTAATATTATTTGCAATTTCAATTGCTGATAAGAGAGCTTCTACTTTTACACCGGCTTTTTGTACCAAATTTTTAGCGTTATTTTCACCAATTAGTGCAGATGCATGCTCCAATGTTATTATTTTTCCTAATCGTTTTTTATACTTATCTTCAAACTTTGCCAATTCCTTACCAAACTTTTTCCAATACTGTTCTTTATCGGCTGGTTTAGAATCTGCTACTTCTTTTTTGATTCTGTCTATTTCCTCCATATATTCAGATGTTATTTCAGATATTTTCTCTGTTTCTTCATTTGAAAATGTAGTACCTAAGTTTACTTCGTCTAGTGTTGTTTTAATAAAGTTTGTTGTTTTTTTCTTTGTTTCTGCTTTATTTTCACCCTTTATTAATTTATCACTAATAAGTAGTGTGTGGTCTTTTTCGCCAAGATATTGTCCTTGATTATTTTGTTTTTCCGGGTCTGGGTGTAATTCACATATAGTCTTAGAATTTGCTGGACAACCATATATCCTACCTTTTTTTCCAAATTTACAACTTATTAATGAAACTCTTTCAGCTGTACCACCCTTTATTTTATCGCCAGCTGGGAAGTTTCCTGCAGAAGGTAGATAAACTTCTTCACCATTTGCTAATTCTTGTTCATATAAATTATTTTCTGCTATTTGTTTTAAAATTGAAGAAGCAACCTCAGGATCAGATTCATGTAATTCTACCATTAAATCATTATAGCTATTAGCAATAGCTTCTTTGGCTTCTTTGCTTGGTATTTTTATATTTTTTAAAACATTTTCTAGATTTTGTTGGTGTTTTTCTAGTGAATTTGCAACTGATTCGTCAAGATTACCAGCATCTGCTTGTTTTTTTGCAACATTGATTGTGTTTTGCAGTGATGGGCTTCTAAAACTTTGAGCCAAATAGTCTGTTGAATGCTCACTACTTGGCATTTTAACACTACCATCTTTATTTTTAACAGCATATATACCATGTAACCCACCTCTTATTTTTTGTAATATTGGATGAGTTTTGAAATAATTAGTAACTGGATCGTCACTATCCTTTTTAGGTTTAACAATATTTTCATCACCTAAATCTGGTTTTGCAGCTGAAGATAATTCTAACTTAACAGACTTGGCATTAAATTGTCTCAATTCAACTAAAGACTCCATTTTTTGGACTAAAGCTTCTGTACTGTTTGTTCCATTACCAAGTATTTTTTTACCTCCTCCTAACTTATTAAGGTATGCTTTTCTTTTGCCTGACTTTGGCATTGCATTTGCTGAAAAACCAGTTTTGTCAACTAGCCATTGCGCTGCAGCAGTTTGTTCATCTTTAGATGCAGTTTCGTCAAATAAAACTTTAATTTTTTTAGATGCTTTTTTTACTAATTCTGACTGGCTGTCAGTTAAACCATCAACTCTGTTGTTTATCCTTGTTTCAAAATCATCAATTACTTTTTTATTTTCTTTGGAAGATTTTTCTGAGCCTTGTTTAGCTTTTATCTTATCTGTTTCTTTAGTCTTATATAAACTTGCACCTTTTACTGGTTCTTTAGAATCTTTTTTATTTAGATCAGATTGGTCTTTATCTAAGGGTTCAGCGGTTCCATCATCTATAGCTTTTTCCATATTTTCTTTGGATTTGAAAACTACTATTTTTCCAGAGTCTGAAGTAGACTTAGCTTTATATGTTTTTTCTTCTGTTAGTTGAGAAATATATGCTTGGATAAAATCTTCAGAATACTTGTATTGCCTTAGAACGGTTTCTAATACCCTTACATGAGAGCGTTTTTTTGGGTCTGGCATGCCATCATTTACTCGCCATGACCACTCTCTAACTAAATTGTCTATAAATAAATTTTTCATATAATAACCTTCAATCTATAAATATCATGAAAACCTATAAGAAACATCTTTTAAGTCACCATAATTACTACCAAAGCTTATCCTAGTAGGATATTTCATTGCAGCCTTTATTTTTAAAATTAACTCTTTACCCTCTGACATATCAAAATCAAAGGTAAAACTGTCATAAGTATATAGTATGAACTTGCTATTATAATCATTTAAAACCTTTATTACACGTTCCATAGCTTCAGAATTTAATTCTGTTTCAGCTGATTGGATGTAGTAGTTAAACAACTTTTGCGGATTCATTTCACCAATAGTTGATTGATATACTTTTCTATTATATAAGTATGTTTTATAATGGTTTTTTAACTTCCATTCTTTCCAAAATTTATAAATAAATTCATTTACTTTATTAAAAAAGGGTATTTCTAAAAATTCTTTAGGAATTCCACCATATAGTAGTTGAAAACTTATTTGTTTGGCCTCTGAATATTGTTTTTTAGTAAGTTTATCTGTTGCAAAGTACTGTTTTCCAAGATATTCATGAATAGATTCATTAGGCAAGTCATATCCAATAATATCTCCTATTATTCTAAGATGATATGCGTCATAATCTAGCTCTAATATTCCTCCACCGTTAAATCTACTGATATATTTATTTCTAGTACCGTCAGACTTATTTAAGGCAGCATAATTTATTTTATTAAACGTATTACTTGGTCTTCCTGTTAAAGTGTACGTATTATAATTGCAATATTCATAACCATTACCAGTATATAAACCAGAAGATTCTATACTATTTAAACTATTTAAAAAGCCACTTATTTTTTTATACCCAGATGATTTTACTCCACCTGTTGGCATTTGTTCTATATCTATAATATCTATAAGTTTATCTTCTAAAGATTGGCAGTATTCTATATGCTTTGTTATTGGTATAAATTCATTAATATTTTTCTTTTTCCAATACATAGAATATAATTTATTATGGGCGGCCGTATAGTCTTGATTTATTTTTTTACCAGAGTTAAAATATACCATTGAATTACAACAATGTGTATTTTTAAGGTTAAAATTATGATTAAATGTTTTAATATCATGTACATATTTTTTATGCGGGGTATCAATTGCACCTGTAATTTCTTTAAGTGTAAATGTTTTTATTGCATCTGTATGTTTTATTGGTATATAATATTTTTGCACATTATTTAACATGGAAACATAAATACCAGTTAAGTTAGAACATCTAGGGTGACTAGAATGATCTGAGGGTATTGGTATGAGTATAATATCTGATTCTTTGCACTGGTGAGTGAATTCAGTAAATTGTAGTATTGTATCAATAATTATCATTAGTATAATATAATAAAAAATATTGAATCGGTGAAATTTATACTAAAGAATTATATGTTTTTGAGTCTGTGTTGATTATTTTTTCTTCTTCTGATAAAGAATCATTATTGAATACTGTTCTACTCATAGGATATAAGTAGTTATGTGGTTCAGATGTGTGAGATGCTCCTTCCATTGGTCTATTTGTATGTACATGATATTTTCCAATAAATTCTTCTCCAGTAACAGTTTGAAACTGGTCTCCAGGGCTAAACAAATTAGATTGTTCTCGTGGATTGGCATATTCTAAAGAATCTGATAGGTATTCAGTTAAACCAGGCATTTTTGATTCAGCCTTTAACAATGATTCATTATTTGTTGGAATTATTCCGTGCTCAACAATTACATTCTTATGTAAAATATTAAATATTGGTCCTGCAATTTTCCATTCTAAGGAAGCCATAGTATATAGTTCGTGATGGGGATTTGATTTTTTAGCTAATCTCTTATAAAGATCTTTATCTATTTCAAAAATTTGCTGTGTATTTTCTTGTCTTGCAAAATATCTCATAAAAAATCCGGCATCTTCGTCTTTTTGCGTTAATGTTGCACCAATAGATATAATTCCAGGAAATGATTTTGCAAATGTTGGTTGTAGTTTATTATATAAAAAAACATTTCTATCATATACTATTTTTCTTAATTTAGTTGAAGGCGTAGAAGGGGTTGCACCAACATAAGGCCTACCTTTTTTAGTATGGTATGGACCAATATAAAAATTTGGCTTTTCTGTTTTATCCTTAGGTGAAAAAAGTTGAAACTCTCCACCCTTAGTATATAAATCAGTTACTATTTCTTCTTGCCTAAATATTTTCATATTTTATTACCCTTGCTCATCTTCTATATTATCTTCTATTTCATAAATAATTTCCTGTTTTAGTGATTCTTGGTCAGCTAAGTTCCATCCACCAGAAATTTGTTCTTGCATGTATATTCCATCTTTAGGTGTCCAAAATCCTTCAATAAAGTCTTCAGTATATCCTCTTTGGATTTTCCACTCTCTTTCACCTGATACCTGTCTTCCGTCGGTTTCTGTGTATGTATATTGGTATGTACCGGATTCTAGCTCACTACCACCTTCCCATCCAGTAGCTGGTGGTTCTGGATCTGGATCTGGTTCAGCTGGTGGGGGTGGAGTTGGTTCTACTGTTGGTTCTGTTTCTTCTTCAGGTATTTCTTCTACTTCAGGAGCAGGGGGTTCAACTTCAGGTTTTGGTTTTGGTTTAGATTTTTGTATTGTACTTTTTTCAGGTGGGGTTTTATCTTCTAGCAGTGTTTTGGCTACTGAACCTTGTCTCATTATTGATCCTAATTCTACTTTCCAACCTGATGAATCTACTGTATGGTCAACACTAGTTATTGTAAAACCTGTTTCACCATATCTTGGTGGTAAATAGTCAATTGTTATAGGGTAACCCCAAACTATACCACTCATTCCGTCTAAAGTTATTCCTAATTCAATTGGAAGAGTAATTCCTGCACTAAGTGTATTCAGTGCATGTTTACTTTCATCTTCTGCAGCAGATCCTAGTTCTACCATTTTTCTAACTGCACTAGTTGCAGATTCTATTTGTTCTGTTTCAACGTTATCTGCTAGATCTATTCTAGCCTCTTTATATGAATCTCTAATTTTTTGAGCAGCTGCTAGTAAATCTTCTTCTGAATTACCACATCCATCTACATCTTTATTTACCTTGGTTCTCATTATCATATTTTGATGGTCCATATCAACTACTTCAGCATTAAATAAATTCCAAGAAGAAGTTTTTTCTTTACCCATTTCATGGGAATTTTTTGCTGAGTTAGTACCATACATAACCATTGCAGCTATTTTGCCACTTAACTTTGTTTCTATTTTAATATCTCTAGCAATTGAGTTTTGGCCAACTGCTGGTATTTCAGGAACAATTACTTCTTCTTCATCATCTTCTTCTAGATTTGCATCTACTATTCTTAATATTGCGGGAACATCAGGATCTTCTATCATTTGTAAGTCCCACATATCTGAGCATGCTTCATTTACTGAATCTAGTATTTTATTTATAAATGCATCTAGATATTCACATTCCTTTAATGTGTTTTCAACAAATCTAACATTTAATAATATATTAGAAAGCATTCCATATTTTTTTTCTCCAGTGTCAAATATTAATCCTGAAGAAGTAAGTGGTTCTACTGTTTTTGCTGAGATGTTATCATCGTCTGGTAATATAGAGCCAAGGGCACCTGCAGTAGCGTCTGTGATTGAAGATACTACTGAGGCTCCAGTGTCTTTTACTTTTGACCACCATCCTTTTTCTTCCTTTGTTTCATCAGCACCCTTTTTAGAGTTAGCAGCCGCCTTTGTTTGTTTTTTTCTTTGAAAATCTTTTGCAAAGTTTGGGTCTTCTTCGTAACCATCCCAATGTGCTTGTCCTGGCAATACACAAACCATAGGGTTAGAAGATATTAATGATGGGTGGTTTTGAAGCATTGTTCCTCTACTATCAAGAGAACCAATACCACTAGCGCGCCGTTCAACTAAGTGTGGCATGAATTTTTTTGTTTCTTTATATATTTTATTCCAAGCTGATTCATTGCCTTCAGTGTCACTAAGTTTATCAGATTCTTTTCCTGTACAACACTTTTCTCCTTCTCCACTTTCTGGTTCTTCAGAAACTTCAGGTATAAGAGATTGGTTAACTATAATTTCTTCAAAATAATCCCAAGTCATATAATATGACAAATCTTCGTTGTAGCTTGTTTCATCATCATCATCACCTTCTTCTTCTCCTTCTGGTATATCTTTATCAAACTCTATAGGGCACCCAACGAAAGCCATGCCTCCATCTACACTTGGTACCTCATGAGCCTCACCAGATACCTGTTTTTCATATAGGAACTTACAAACATTTACACTATTTGGGTTAAATGTTACTGCCTCTGAAGTATCAGTTTCAGCATTTGCATCATCGCTATCTGTACAGTTATTGGATTTTGAAGTTGTTGAAGTTGGAACAGACATTAAAACAGTACCCATAGAAATTAATGTTACTTCACAATCAAATCCACCATTAGCATTTATTGACCATGAAAAATTAGAAACTTTTCCTTTCATTGCATCATAATTAAATTTTGAAGATATTTGATATGCTTTTAGTTTTTCTGTAAATTTGCATAATGATCCTTTCATTTCATCAAAACCAAAGCCTTCAGTTATAGGTGTACCATCACTTCTTGTAGACCAACCCCATTCTAATACTTGATATGTACCAAGAGTCATAAATAATGGTTCTATAAATTTTAGTTGCTCTATTGACCAAACATTAAATGAAACAGTTGCTTTTCGTAGTGCACCTGCTTGTCCTTGGTCTTTTATCGATAAACTAGTTATACCTGGCATAGGTTCAGCCCTGTTATCTAATTGATATGATGTTTTTAGTGTGTTTAGGTTAGATGAAAATAATTGATACTTTTCCCTTAATGTTTCATCACCATTAACTTTACAATTTGATGTTAATTTTATCCACGGCATTCTTCCATGTGTCCATTCATTATAAGTATCAGGAATTATGCTTGCACGCGTCATCAACTCATTTATGGCCCCATCTGGCCATTTTCTATTAAAAAAACTTTTTGCACCCATTAAATTTTCCTTTTTCGCAAACCTTCATTAAATGTTCTAAGTATTTCTGATGTTTCCATAGGAATTCTTAGTTGTATACCTCCTTTAACAGCCATTGTACCATGACCTAAGTCATTTGCTTGTGCTATTATCCACCATAAAGTTACGTCTTTATAAAATTCACTAGCTAATAAATCTAGCCTATCACCTGCTCTAGATTCAACATATAAATCGCTTGATCGTCTTTCTATTTTTGGATATAATATAGTACTATAAAATGTTCTACCTGTTATAGGGTCTTTTCTTTTTTTATTTATTTCATGTCTTTTCATAACTTATTCCTAATCTTGTGGGCTATATACTCCAGCTGGAGAAAAGTCTCTAGAAATTGCACCAAAATAATTAGCATCTCTAGAAAATAAAGCTTGAGTTACTGCGTCATCGCTGTTTTTTGCGTCTGCAAATAATATTTTTCCTCCTATTGACAATTCAAGATGGTGAGGAAGTTGTCTACCATCCGCTAGTTCCCATGGAGATCCATCACTTGGCTTCATACTAAAACTATCTATAATCATTGGTATAGCAACAAACCAATCTCCTAATGTAAATTTCAACATTGGGGCCTTTGGTAATCCACCAATGTATTCTGGGGAAATTAATTGGATAAACCTATTTAATCTTTTGTAATTTGCAATTAACTCTTCCCTAGTTCCTGCAGCTATTTTTAAGTCAAAGGATATATCTCTATCCATTGATTGAAATAAATATGTTGGAGTTGTTCTACCAACATACGTAACATCTTGCCAACTAGGATTAACATTATCTGAAAAATTATTTAGATATGCCCTAAATTGTAAGGTTTCAGCTTCATCATTATCTGGGGATATTGTTTGGAATTTTACTCTAATTAAATCATCAAATTCAGGATTATAGTCTGGATTTTCTGCATCAGATAAATCTACAGAGTTATCATGAAGGCCGGTTGATATTGAATTTTCCCAGCTGCTTCTGTCAATTGATGAACCTGCAGGTGAACCGTCTGATCCGTCACTTAATCTTGTTAGTCTACCATAATCTGCTCCAAATCTTGTTGCTCTATCTAAACCTTGCCAAGGTAACGCATTTGGATCACCATCATTTGGTCTTTCAAAATTCTTATTTGTTCCATCTAATAATTCTCTGAAATCCATTAATTTATGGCCAGTTCTATCTACCGGTATTTTGCCGTATATAAGGGTTTCATATTTTCTTAACGTTGCATCTTGGGAAATTTCACCAGTAGGATCTTCTTCTTCTGTAATTTTAGCATTTTTATCTGGTGAATTAATTTCTTCAAAGCTTGCCTCATCAAATTTTTGTACTATTGGAGATTGAAAACCTCCTTCAAGGTCTAACATTCCATCAAAAGTAGCTGGACCATTATAATTACCATAAGTTTGATGTTTGTTGTGTACACCTACATCGTCAAATGCTGTTTCATTATTAATGTAGAAAGTATTAAGATCTGTACCGTCTATAGATCCATCAGGTAATCCTTCATTTAATATTGCCAATTTAGATTTAAACGGATTACCTGGGCCGGTGTCGGTCATTCTATCATATGCTAATGAAGGAGCACCTTCTTCTCCAGGAACGTTAGCTAAAGTACTTAAATTACCACCGTATTGATCGCTATATCTTGTACCATCATCACTTGTATAATATGTTTTAGCTACTGATGGATTTGTATCAACTGCTTGTCCCATTTCTTGGTTAAATAGGACATCTCGGCCACTTTTTGTTAGCATTTTAGAATCTGAATATGTTCCACCTGTTTCTAAATGTTGGCCAATTCCTATTCCTGCAGTAGACCTATATATTGAAGTTCCACCTATACCATATACTGAATGTGGTCCTAGAAAACCTTTATCAGATAATCTAGTTATTTTTACCTTGGTCATTCCTCTAAAGGCACCAGGAATATTGTTTGATATAGTACTTCCAATATTTTGACTTATGTCAGTAAAACTACTAAGTAAACTTGCATTTGATTCAGGACTATCATCACCAGTCACACCAAATAATCCTGATTTTAAGTCTGTTGCTAAAAATACTAGTCTTGAATTACTTCTAGGACTACCATCACCCATAGGTGTTTCATCTGATGGAGCAGACGATGGTACTTTTGAATCTAGTCCGCCAGTATCTATTTTTAAATCTTTTGCAGCTGCTTTACCTACTCCAGCAGAAGCTAATCCACCAGCTAGTTCAGCTGAAAAGACATTATCTTCATATCTTGAATTGCCCTTAAGTGTTCCATTTAATGGTCCTAATCCATGTCTTACTAAATGTATACCTACTGCATTTGTTAATGTTTGTGCTAAAGTAGATAGCGCTAAAGGGTATACCCTATTAGAACCTAATCCAAGTATATTATCTGTTTGTACCTTTGGGTTTGTTAATTGTAGTCCAACTTCTTTAAGTATAAATAATAAACCTTTTGGGCTTATTAAAAATTTACCAATTCTGGCTGCGTCAAAAAGAGAACGATTAATTGCAGTTCCAACCCCACCTCTTATTAAATCTATACCAAACTTTGGACCAGGACCATCACTAAATAAACTCCAATTAGAACCAATATCTCTTAATATAAACGGTTGATCTGTTGCATTTCCCCAAGAACCAAAGTTTGAAGATTCTTTTCTAAGATCAGTTGTTCCTTTTCCTGGTATTGAAGTGTATAGATTATTAACCTTATCAGCCCATTTACCTGTTAATTTTATATCACCGCCATTTGCATTATTACTATATCTATGTTGTTTTGCATCTATGTTTGTGTCTAATCCAGGACCTGATCTAGCCAAAACTGAAAATTCCTGTTGGGATCCGACATTTACAGTAGACATCATTAAACTATTAAAATTATAGCTACCGTTTGGAAAAGTTTGGTCTATTGGATAAGTATATTTGTTCCCATTATCTTCTCCTTCTTCCATTCCAATAAAACTACTAACTCCACCCTTATATTGTCCTTTATCATATTTTATAAAACCAGTAGCTGCCTTGTCTTCAATATTATTTTCTGCTCCAGTTACTTTATCATTATACATTGTTCTTGTCCAAGCGTATGTACTACCCGGGTTATCCGTGTTCATTGAAAATTGCATAGTTCCTGGAGTACCACTTACACCTGTAAAATCTGATGGACCATAGTGTCCTTTATTTGTAATAAATCCAGACATATCTATATCTGCTATTCCATTACGTATTTTTAGTTGTGTAGATATTTTTTTGCTTTGAAATTCATCACCAGAAACACCAACAAAATCAGTACCAGGACCAATTTGGTTTGCTGTAAATCCTGTTGCATCTATATCTGGTGAACCATTGTGTATTTTTAAATCTGGTGTAGAAAAACCAGGAATAAAACCAAATGGAGTAGTATCTGTTCCTACAAATCCAGGTATAAAACTAAATATTGATACTTCTGGTGTTGTGCCAGGAGGATTGGCCATATTATTAGTTACTGATGGAGCAGTTCCTGGAGGATTACCCATATTGTTTGAAACTTCAGGTGCTATAAAGGCTGGACTAAATGAAAATGCAGTTGAATCTATTCCTATTTTAGGAGCAGATACAGGCATAGGGAATACATCAACAGATGTTTTTTCTGGTGTAGGAGCAAATGGAGCGGGTCCTTCATTATGTGGTTTTTCAGGGGTTGGACCAAATACATTAACATCATTTACCATTTCAGCTAATTTTGAAACAGGAGTTTTATCACCTGATACTCCATCTTTACCAACCTTTTCAGCTGGAGATGTTACTGGTTTTATATTAGAAAACTCACTACCATTTTTAGTATAAAATGTTGCTAAATCTATTGTTTCAAAAGTTGCCATATTATGCTCCTACTGGTCCTTGGGCTAAATTAAGTACTTCTCCAACCTTTCTTCCGTCCATATTTATTACTCCACCTTTACCTATTATTGTAATTAGTTCATCTATTTTTGCCTCTAATGCAGTGGTATCTATTTTTTGAGGTTTAGATGATGCTTCATCAGTATCACCATCACTTCCACCAAACATTCCAGTTAATCCTGCAATTGCAAGGGCTGGTGCAGCTATTGTTAGCATAGCCAATGTACCTTTAAAATCAGATACGTCTGCTAATCCTTCAGCAATTGAACTAAGTCCTGCTCCAACTTGTGCTAATCCTGAAGCAGTTCCAACTAGCATTGTTAAACTAGTTGCCATCATTCCAATACCAACAGCGGCAAACATTGCGGCTGCTCCAAATCCTAAAGTTGGAAACATTGCGACTGCAAATGATCCAGCTAAAGCATATAAAGAAGCACTTAACATAAATATTGCACCAAACTGAGCAGCCATTTGTAAAAGAGGAGCAGCAACCCTTTCCAGTCCTATACCTAAAGTAATTGACGCTTGTCCTAGTAATTCTACGGCTGGCGCTGTAAAATACGCAGCTACACCAAACAAGTATAATGGAATTGCTGCGAGAGCAGTTGTTAAAGCTAGTACACCAATTGCTTGACCTAAATACATTATCTGAGGACCGTATGGTGCCATTAATATTAATGGTGGAGCCATATCAATCATCGCTTGTGCAACTATTGGTAAACCATCTATATATGGATATAATATAGACATTGACATTGCAAATGGAGCTAATCCTATACCTATTGCATAAAAACCTTCTCCCATTACTTGGAATGTTTCAGCTATTGGAGCCATCATTAATAGAGCTGGAGCCATAGTCACTAAACCAGCAGCCATAATAGGTATTAATGGTACAAATTCTGCTAACATCATCATTCCAAATGCAAAAGGAATAAGGGCGTAACCTAATGCTGCAAGCGCCATTGAAGATATAAGTAATCCTTCTCCTACTGCAGATAATGCTACTAGTGGAGGAGACATTATTGCAAATCCTTCAGCTAACATTGGTAATAATGGAATATATTCTGCCATTATAGCTAATGCTAAAGCGAAAGGCAACATTCCTAGTCCAACAGCAGTAACTCCAGCTCCTGCAAGTATTAAACCTTCTCCAACCCCAGCTAATTGAACTAGTGGACCTAAAGCAGGCGCCATATCTCCTAGAGCCTCTCCTAAACCTTGTAATTTTTCAATTGTACCTTTACCAACCATAAACATAGCTATTGCTAAGAATGGAAGAGCAGCTGCTAAAGCTAATATACCTACACCAGCCTGAAGTAGTCCTGGTCCTGATGCAGCTAATGCTTGAGATGCAATTCCTATACCAGTTAATGTTTCAACTCCACCTGCTGCACTAAACATTAATGCTCCAACTGCTGCAATTGCTAAACCAGCTCCTAATATTGGAAGAGCCATACCCATTAAATACATTGCAGGAATTGCTGGATACATCATCATCATTCCTACCGCTAGTTGAGGTAGCATTGGTATCAATAGCATAAAATTAGGTATTGCTTCACTTACTATTTTTAATGCATAAGCCAATACTAACATAGCTGCTGCGACGATTAACATTGCGGCTGCTCCCGCTATGATTGCTAAAGCCCCTACACCTGACATCATAATCATACCTAGTAGTGCTACTGCTCCAACTAATGCTAACATTGATACAACAGCCATTCCAACAGCTTCCCAACTTACACCCATAAATTCTTGTACAGCTTTGGCAAATACATATACTGCTGCCGCTACCAATACCATTGCAGCTGCTCCTTTTACAACATCAGACATTTTTATTTTACCCATGGATTTCATCATTTTGTTAGCGCCTTCGCCTCCTTTAGCATCTACTTTAGGCAAATCTGTAGGAGCTTTACTTTTTGGTATTAATGATTCCTTAATATCTCCACCAGGGCCTTTATCTCCGCCTCCAAATCCTAATTTGCTCATCGCGCCTTTACCAAGTTTTCCTACAAAACCTAATACACCTTTAAGTTCTGATTTCCAATTTCCCATACCAGCAACAATTGCAACTACTGATTCTGCGTTTTCTCCAAGTAGCATTCCTGCTCTTGCCAATAAACCTTCTTGTTGTTCTTGTATTTCGCCTGTTTCTTTATAGTGTTCTAGACCAGCTTCGGATAAATCATTTAATTTATCTTGGTTACCCATTATGTTTGTAATTTCCCCAACAGACATATTCATTGCGTCGGCAAGGGCTTGTTGCTGTATAACATTCATGCTTTGGAATTCTTCTAAAGAGCCAACCTGTTGTGTTAATTGTTTTGTAACTTCTAAATGGTCTCCTCTAAGAGCTGCTTCTCTGGCTGCGTTTAGGTTTAATTCTCTACCTATAAGTACACTTGCCTCCATTTCTGCTTCAATGGACGTTTCAATATCAAGTAATCCTTTTCCTGCCTCTACAATAGAACTAAATTCTACACCAAGTTTTTTAGCTGCAATTGCCGCTTTTGCTACATTTTCAAATCCTTTTTTACCAAATCTAGCAAATTCTTCAGAATTATCTGCCATAATACCTAGTAATTTTCCAGGAGCCAGTCCATTAGCTTTCGCTAGGGCTATTGCCGAGCTTTGTAGGTTTGTAGCTAGTTTTTCACTACCACCACTCATCATCATTAAGTCTTTTCTAAATTGAGCAGCACTGTCTGCACCCATACCAAATCTTTCAGCTAACAATGTTGTCTGTTTAACATTTTCCATTGTCAAGTCTTTCATTGACATACCAGTATCAAGCATTGCTTTTTGAGAAGATGCTATATGTTCTTGCTCTATACCCATACCAGCCATTGTTACGTTTAGAACCTTAGCTTGGCCAACCATCTTAGCTGAGTTTGTAAGACTTACTCCTGTAGAGTTTGCAAACTCTCTCATATCTCTAGTAAATTGACCTATTTGGTTTGCTATAAATGCAAATGCCAATTGGCCATTGCTAAATATGCCAATATATTTTGCTGCTGTTTCTTTAAGGCCATCTAGGAGTTCTTGTTGTTCCTGAAATAGTTTTGTTTGTTCTTCAAGTACTTGCCTAGTTTCAATACCAGCAATATTTTTCTCAGACATTAATTCGTTCATTTCTTTGGCTGAGTCTACTTGTTCGACAAAAAGATTATTCATGTCTTTAAGTTCTTGTGATTGTTCCATTTGTTTTGCTAGTATATCTGCTTGGCTAGCCCCAGAAGCAGTTAATGCTTCAACTTCATCACTATGGGAAAGTGCCATGCTTTCTAAAATTGTATCTTGTGAGCCCATTAAAGATCCAATATCTATATTTGCAGATTTTACTTCTTCTAACATACCAATATCTAGAGCTATAGTTTCAGTTAGTGCTGTACCTATTGCTAAGTTTCCACTTGCCAATGCATTTTTTGCAGCCATTACTGCATTTTGTTCTATTGCAAACTTTTTGAGAGCCATAGCTCCCATAATATCTTTTTCTTGGGCTGCTGCATGGTCACCCATTAATTTTGATAAGTTTTGTTGTTCTCTATTTAAGTCTCTAGCAAAATCAGAGGCTGTTGAATAATTATCAGCTAATTCTGCAGATTTTTCTGCTATTGAGTCTAATCTTGATTGAGCAGCGTCTAGGTGTTTTTTATAGTCTTTAGCGGCCTTTGATCTTTTGTCAGCAAACTTAGCATACTTTTGACTCATAGTATCAACCTGTTTACTTGCTGATACTAAGAGCTTATTTTGCTTATTTAACTCTACATTGAGTTGAGACTGATCTTTTGCTGAAAACTTTTTGGCCATTGGTTATTTCTTCTACTAACTATATTTTTTAGCTAATTTTTTCCAACTGGAATTATACTTATCTCTTTCAGGAGTTTCTGCATTCATTAAATCCTGTATTTCTGGAGTAGATAAAAGTTTTTTTATTGCCCTTTTTTTGGCTGCTGATCCTAGGTTATCTAGTATATTATGTAGGAATTTTACTAAAACATTGTCTTCTTTTAAAACGTGTTTTAGTTCTTCTCTAACTAGTTTTCTTACTTGTGTTTCTTTTGACATGTGTTATCTCCTAATGTTCATATTATTACGTATATAAATATCAGAAGATAAAGGTTTTATTAACGTCTTCTAGAGGGTTTTGCATTACTTTTTGATTTAGCCTTATCCATTTCTTCTTTTTCAGCCTTTTTAGCTTCTACAAGTTTTTGATAGTTAAATCGTCTAAGATGTACAGGCATTTCATAAAGCACATCCCAGGGAAAACCCCCTTGTGAGTGGTAAGCTATATCAAATAACTGTTGGTGCAGAATGGGCCTATAGTTAGGCCCTAGGCCAAAAAAACTGGACGGTCATTGGGAGTTGCACGTCGTGCTCCTCTCCAGTATTTTCATCATAGTATGTATGTGTTAGGTCAATATCAGGAGATATTTCATTCATATATTCCCTAAATGCTAGTGAATCTCTAGATAAAAATTCATCATCAACAAATTTACCAATAGTTACCCTATCATGTTCTCCATCTACAGAGACAAGCATAAATTTAAGCCTAGTACTTAGCTCGGGACTAACACCAGTTATTCTTTTTCTCATTTTTTTGTTGGCTTTAATTTCATTTTGAATTTTCTTTTCATCTCCATGAGTAAGAAGTTTAAACTCTATAGTTCTTTTTGATGCTGGTAGTTTAAATGAAAATAAGTTTTCGCCTTCAGTAAATATTGCTGGATCAAATTCTTTTAAGTCAAACTGTGTTAAATCTATAACTTCTGTTTGTTTGTCTCCAGATGTTGGACTAGTTAATTCAACCTCATAGTCTTTACCATATGCTAAAACTCGAGCTGCAATCATTATTGCATTTTTATCACCAACAAGTAAATCATCATAATTTATTGGACTAACAATAAGATTTTTTAATAATACATCAATAACTGTACCATTTTTTATTAGGTTTTGAGAAGTCAAAATATCTTCTTCTTTTGCAGTCATATATTTTACTTCAATTGTTCCAGAAGATAATGGACTACCCTTAGGATATAATAATCCCTTTGATGGTAAATCTATTGTTTCTGTTGGAAACTTTAATTCCTTTACTGCTTGTTTAAGTTCTGGGGCAGCCTGTTGTATTACTTGATTTTTTAATTCTTGGTCCGAGAGTCTATTTTCTCCTGGATAGTCTGAGTCTACTACTTTTGACATAACTGTATCTCCTATTGCTTTTTGTTCATAACGTATATAAATATATATTCCCGCAAAAAATAAACAAAAAAAGACCCAAACATTTGTCTGGGCCTTAATTTATATGTTAAATATGATATATTAGTATTGTAATATCCAGTAATCACATTGAATAGTAATAGTAATTTCATTTGCGGCAGCTGTTTGTGTCCAATCAATTGCTCCAAAATCTGCAGAAGTAATCATTGCACCTTTACCGGTCCATTCTTCTACTTTATCACCTACTGGTCCAAGTATATTAATCGTTACATCTTTCTTATAGAAATCTGCATAACCATCTCTACCTGTTACTGATTCATGATGTAAACGTACCCATTCCATAACGGCTTGAGCCCCTGATGGTACAATTGGGTCATATAAAACTAAATCAATTGTTTCCCATGTAGTTTTACCTTTCACATATCGTGAAACATTCATGTGTTGTAATTCTAAAGCTTCAGTTGCTAGTTTTGGTCTTGCAGCTGTTTTAATTAGATAAGCTGGAATTCCATCAACATAGAATATAAACCTATTTTGTTGTTTTGGCTCAAAGGCCGTGAACATTATTTCATTTGGATCTACTAAGTTTGCCATTTATTTTTCTCCTATTCTTGTATATAAATATCTTCTTCTTTTAATATTTGTTAAATTCTACTCTTCAAATGATGCGCCAGTTCTCATAATGTTGAAGTCTACAATGATAAATTCAGCAGCTTTTGCAGGCTGTAAGAATATTTCACCTTTCATTTGATTTCTGTCAATTACATCTGGTGTATTATTTGATTCGTCCATTACAACTTTAAATGCGTAAAGACCTTGTTGAGCTTGAACTGTTTCTAAATACGGGTTAACAATATTTAAGAATCTATTTCTTGTTGCTGTTGTATTGTTTTCAAATACAAGATATTTTGTAGATGAAGCAATAAACTTCTTAAGTTTTATTAGTAATCTTCGTACATTGATTCTATCTAAAGCTGATGGTTTAGTTTGTAAAGTTTTCTGACCCCAAACGCAAACTCCTGTATTAGGGAATACTGCTATTGGATTTACTTTACCTTCATATAAATCATCTCTTTCATTATGAGTTAATCTTGAGTAAACATCGATTACAGTATTTAAACTTCCTCTATTTAATCCTGCAGGAGCAAACCAAGGGAAGGCAACTTTATCATTGAAAGCTATTACACCTGGTACAACAACTGAAGGCGGTACCCAAACAAACCTATTAACCGTTGCATCAAGTATTTTTACCCAAGGGAAATATGTTGCTGCATAGCTTGTGTCATATAAATCAGCGTTTGCTATTGCACTTGTTGTGTTTTTTCCAGAAGTTGAGTTTACTCCATCCATTACATAGAAACAATCACCTCTACTTTCACAAGTATCAATAATTTTTGCAACTATATTAGAAGCGTTTTCTGCAAGTATTCCTGGCATAACGATCATGTTAATATCAATTTCATCAGGGTTTCCAACTGAATCTAATGCTTTTTTGTATGCTACAAAACCATCAGTAGTAGTTGATGCAAAACTCATACCTAAAGTATTGGTAGATAACATATCTTTTTCCATTGCTACTTGAGTTGCTGGATTAACTCCATCATAACCTCCTTGGAATGCAAGTGAAAATCTTTTTGCATGTAAAGAACTATTAACAGTTACCGTTGAACCAGTAACTTCACAACTTTCTAAAAAGAATGCTTTATTTTCTCCAATACTTGCATCATCACTTAATGGAGCAAGATAGTTTTCCATTCCATTTTTAAGAATAGTTTCATCAAAGTTGAATCCGTAATATGTTTTTGTATCTGTATCTAAACTTCTAGATGTTACTAGTGCTGCTGTAGGATATGCTGCACCTGATGCATGTATTCCTACATGTGGATGTGTATATGCTGGAAGACTAAATGGTGAGATATAAGGTTCGTGTCCGAATGGTACTAATGCGTCTGAGTAAACAGCGTTATTAGCATTTTCGTGCATTTCAACCCTTACATATCTTGACATGTTTCTATAATTACCTAAAACAACTAATTTTGCATTACCATCAGCGTCATTAGAATATTCTTGATATTGATCACCAATAACTCTAGCTAAATAGTTTGGTGAACTTGGATTTAGGTTACAATTTGTATGAGATTCTAAAGAAACTACTTTAGTATCAGTATCATCGAATTTTCTAACAAGAACAGTAAAGCTTCCATAATCTATTCCAGATATTGAACCAGCCTTTTTAATTCCAACAATACTAACTTTACATATTTGGTTTGAGCCATTACCATGTGATAATGTATGGAACTTAAATAGTGGACTTCCTGCGTTACCATTTAATTTTTGAGATAATACCCAAGGTGTACATGCTGCTTTATATTGTTTTCCTGAAGTAGTACTTGTTGTTCCAGTTACAGTGGCTGCTGATGCGACAAAGTTTACACTTGCTGTAACTGCAGTTGCATTAAGGAATGAATATCCACCACCTTTATTTGTAGCCATTGCTCCATAAGATTGTGAGTTAAATAAAGAATATACATATGATTTTTCTAAAGCAGATTGTCCTGCAGTAGGTACATGTCTTCCTGGGTCTGTAGCTAATACATTTTTAAAGTAATTAGCATTTGTTTTATCAAAAGAAGTAGATAAAGGTAAATCACTATTTGCAAAATCAGTAAGTGTTGTTATTGATGACCCATTTATTGAATCATAGAAAAATCCATTACCAGTATTTGCAACTCCGTGTTGAAATTGGTGTCCTCCATGAAGAACTGCAACAGGAGCAAAGAGTGCGACTGCAGCTAATGCAGATCCAGTTGATATAAGATATCCATTTGCAGTTGTACCAACTTTATTTGCTGTTAGGTTTACTGAAGATTCTGAAGCTACTGCAGTTACTAAATCAGTAAGTGTTGTTGCTCCATTTATTTCAGCTGCAAGATTTGCTATAGTTGCTGTTCCAGTTGAACCTGTAGCATAATAATAGAGTGGGTGTTGGTCTGCAGGTATTGCTGAAGGATTAGCACCTATAAACCTATAAGTAGTACCTTCTGCTGCAATCTGAAATTCTGTTAGCCTGCTTGTTGCTGCTTGTTCAACATCTATACTACATGATATAGATGCAGTTGCAAAAGTTCCTCCACTAGGAGAACTACCAAATACAATATCACCAGCTTGTTGTGTTGAGTTTCTAGAGCTTGCATGTACTAAACCTAAGATATAAGGTATTTCATCGGATTGCGAAGCTATTAAATATACTTGTTTTGGTAAACTAGTCACATAACCATTTAGTCCTAAAACACGAACAATAGTTACTGCGCCAGCACTTTTTAAGTATTCTTTAACGGTATATGGTACATATGTACCTGCTGTTCCGCTTCCAAATTTTAATTCAAATTCATTTGTTGAACGAACTACTGTTGGTTGAAAGGCTGGGCCTTTTTCAGTTCTACCTATAATAGCCGCTCCTATTTCGCCGATACCTACAGGTAAAAACGATAAGTCATTTTCTTGTGTGAAAACACCTGGACTAACGATTCTTTCTGCCATGTTTGATTTCTCCTCGTGTATTTATTGATGTGGATGTATTAACTATCCACTATTTATCTATATATAAATATAACCGAAAATGCCAAAAATTATTCTGATGGGGTAAATATTCCAGTTTCTATATCTAAAGAACCTTTACCATATTTTGCAGTTAAATCTTGTGCAAACTGAACTTCTTCATCCCTGTTTTTATTAAATAAATGCTCAACATTATCCTTTTCTTTATCTAATGATTTTAACTCAAAATGTATTTGACCCATCCTCAACGTTAAACTATCATAGCTTTGTTTTATTTTTGCTATAGAATTAAGTTCTTCAGTTGAAAATTTTATTGTTGAATTTTCTTGTTTTTCCTGAGCTTTTTGGGCTCTGTGTGCTTCTAATTTTTGTTGTTCGTCTTGTGTTAATACTGCCATTTGTAACCTCCTAAGTTTTGTTATTAGTAATTATTTTTGCCCATGACCCTTTAATATATCATTTCTAGGTATCATAGACGATTGTGCTTGTCCTTGATTAAAATTACTAGATTTTCCGTCTAGTCCTGTTGTTGTTTGTGTTTGTCCTTGATTAAGATAACTAGATTTTCCGTCTAGTCCTGTTGTTGATTTTACATTGTCGCCATATCCTGTGTTTCCACCTTTGCCTCCAGGTAAAGAGTTTATATCACTAACAACAGATGTTCCCATAATTATTTTTGAAACTGTATGGTCGCGTTTGTTATATTGAGTCATATCTTTCTGTAAATTATCTGGTATAATATAACCATTCATTTCTAATGTAAAAGTTGCCCTTATTCCTCTATCTTCTCCTTGTACCAATTCATTAGATACATCGAATGAAGTCATATTTGCTAAAAATTTATAGTAGTTGTCTTTGCCCCAATATGAATTAGATGCATAATTTACATCTTCTATAATTTTATTTTGGTGTCCTATAAATTCTGTTACAAGAATACATTCATATGATAGTTTTACATAATCAGGTATTACTATATTGTATGATTCTTGACTAGGTTTTTTACCCACTAAAATATCAAATCTATCATATCTATTTCTTTGATTATATTTTTTTCCAACAGTATAATATAAATGAGGATGATTTGCATCTAACTTATTAAATCCTTCCTGTCTTTCTATACCTGTTCTTCTATACATTAAAATTGGATATTGTATTTTTCCAGATTTATCTCTAAAAACCCCGCTTTTTTGTACAGATCTCCATCTTTCAGGAGAACCATATATTACAGGTACCCTTATTTCTTTTTGATTTTCTTTAACCCTAAGTTGTATAACATTTTCAAAGTAATAGTGAATGGCTTCATCTGCGTCATATAATCCAACAGCAGGTTCTTTTACAGTATCGTCTCTTTGTACTTGAGAAGACCTATTAGTTGCAACTAAATTGCCACTTGAATCTACGCGTTTGCCTTGCTTATTATTTGCTTCAGGTGTATATGCCATAATTATTCGTTATAAAGACCATAAGAGTAGCCTTCTCGTATATTTTCAAATTGAACCTTACTTTT